TTACGGTCCGCCTCTCCTAGGGCTATATTAGTTGGTACTTGAACAGCTCCTCGTGAGAGGAGTGGTAGGATACCTCTAGCCTGGCTTCCTAGCATACCGGAAGCTAGGCCAGCTACGTTAATAGCTCCTTGCTTAGCTGACATAAGCTCAGCATCAGTGAGGCTTCCACCGGATTCCAATACATCTGATCCTAGCGCGAAGGGCTCTACAACAAATCCACCAGCCAGTTGTGGAACTATCTGACCTAGTACGTGGCTAGTATCAGATGCCTCCATAGGTATGGATTCTTGTAGCATCTGAGATGCTTGCTTGCCCTCCTGAGACTTCTTGAACAGAAAGTCTGCCCCCTCCTGCAAGGGGTTGTAGCCAAGGGCACTACCTACAGGATTCATAGTGGACCCAAGAGCCTCGGTAACTCCACCAGCAATACCTGCTGCCGCACTTCCTGCCCTAAATCCTCCAGACAGTAGGCTCTTTCCAAAACCCTCGGCATCTGCGGCTAGCTTGCCGGTGAAGGACAAAGACTCTCTAGCTTTACGTCTAGCCTCTTCTTGTGCAGCAGCAGCCTTCTCCTCTTCTTCAAGTCGGAAGGGGGAGAATGCTCCGTGGCCTCCGCCACTATCACGCTCTAGTCGGTCATAGTATTCCTCAGGAGTCTCCCCATCAAACTTACCCTGCTCGTAGGGCAAATCAGCCGTAGACGATACACCGCTGCGCGTGTCCCTAAATTGCATAGGACGTACATCGAACATCTTTGAGTAGTCTAGATCCTTGTCAAAACTGATGACATCTTTGTTATCTTCGAGCATCTGCTTAAACTGAGATATGACATAATCTGGCTTACCTTGCTCGTCTATAGCCTTTTGCGCCATCCGCTTCTGATCTTCTAAGTACTTGCGAATGTCATCATTGTACATGGCCATAATGGCGTCTTTCTTCTCAGGCTGCTGTTGTATAGCCTCCTGAGCTTGACGCTGCCATTCTGCTAACTGCTGGTCCATATTATTCCTCTGGCTGTAAGTATCTATTAACTGGCTTGTCCTGCGGGGCTTGTGCTCCTACAGCTCCCCTAGCCAATTCTTCGTTGGCTCTATTTCTATCCTGTATAATCTTCATAGCCTCTGCATTCTTTTCTTCGTTTGACATAGCATCCCACTTACTCATGTCCTGCTTACCAAACATGTCAGTAATGCTATTCCTTGCTTTAGCTTCTTTAATGGCAGCCGACCAGTCAGACATGCTAATGGACTTAGCCTCAGGAGATTTTCCTTCAGCAGCCGCTCTAGCGTCATTCAGAGCAATCCTGCTGGGAGACTCCGATGCAGACGCATTACTCCTATTGGCTGCTCCCATGTTCTTAGCAATCTTGCTAGGAACTTCCGATGCAGCAGCTTCTGCTCTCACCATGGGAGCCATCTTATTGCCCAGCATAGCATTTCTATAGTCCTCGTCTCGGAACACTTCCTTGACGCTCCCATCTCTCTGCGACTGTAGCACCACACCAAAGTTAGTGTTGAACAATTTACCGGCCTCTGGAAATTCCTGAGCCATCTCCATCTTACGGCGCTCTAGATCTAGGGCCATACTATTAGCTAGTTGCTGCTTCTTCTCGTATTGGCTAAGGGCTCTCTGAAAAGCCCTATCTTCCCTAGCCTCTGTAGAATTATAAGCTAGTCCCTTACCAAAATCATTTAATGCATCCATCAGGCCTGCCATTACATTGCTCCCATTAGTGGCGATTGTACAGGCTGGCGTGCTTGCGGTGCATCTACTGCTCCCGCCTGCGCACTCTCTTGCTGCATAAGAGACACTACTGCCTGCTTAACTGCTTGGGCAAACTGAGGACTACCGGCCGCCTCAAATCCTAGTACAGCCTTCACTACTCCCACCACCTCAAACAGTACGCGGTCGAGGATTCCTCCCTTAGCCATCCACAGCTTGTCATTAACCGACATACCATTCTGGTCTAGCTTTTCCCTCACCTTACTGATGGCCATAAAAACTGCGTTGCCTATAGCCATAGCAGGATCTTGCGCCCCTTTAAGTACTTGCATAAGAGCCCTAAGACCTTCATCAGAGATTAGGCCAGCAACCACTAGACTGCCAGCCACCTGAATATCTAGAGCGTCCGAGTTCTGTTCGGGAGCTGCCTCTTGTTGCATAGACATGTCTTGCATCATTACCCCCTGAGCAGTCCGTAACTATTAGCGAGAGGATTTACCACAGGCTGCGTAGGAGCTTGCACTCCGAATAGCCCCGTGTTCTTCCCTCCAAGAATAGAGTTAGTGTAATTGAATGTGTTAGGAGGAGCCATATCCCCCGTGTACTTAGAGAGAGCATCCGCCTGTTCCTTCATCTTTAGCTGGCGGATTTCTTCCATGTACTTTAGCTCATCCAGCTTAGCCTTTCTGTTCTCCTTGGCCTGGTCCTCATTTTCCTTGCCGCCGTAGTATCCTGAGATTCCCCCTACGATAGCCCCCACCCAGCCTCCTGAGTTATACCCATCAAAGGCTCCCTGAACAGCGCCTCCCGTAGAACTGTCTGAGGTAGTGTTGTATCCCCCTAGACCTCTGCCAGCACTTTCCCAAAAGCTGGGATCAGAGGAAGAGGATGTAGCTGGCCCATATTCCTGCTGGTAGCTCCCTCCCCCCGAATAAGTATTATAGGCGTTCCAGTCTCCTGCCACATTATCGTATTGCCCAGTAAGCCAGTTGTAAGCCATTATGGACCTCCGAATAGATTGGCAAATATGTTATCAATGTACCCACTAAACGGACTACTGATGAAATTCATGTAGTTTCCAAAAGCTTCTGGATTGGACATGATAGCTGGATTATTCATAGCATACATGCCAGCATTGTTATAGAAGCCTTGCTGCTGTCTCATCATGTCAGCTCCTAGCCCAAACAGCCCGGAACCTAGTGTGTGTTGGTACCCTAAGTTTGCCATGTCTACATTCTGAGAATGTCCTAACTGCTGCAAATAATCACGGAATGCGCGGTCTAATCCTTGCTGCTCTCCGGAGAAAGCCCTGCCTTCTCGTTGGTTCATTAGCTGAAGATCATCCCCATACATGCTAGCGTTGGCCCCAATTCTGGCCTGACCTAGAGCAGTTTGATTGTTCATACTAGTTAGCATATTCTGATTAAGCGCGTCTTGGTTTTGCCCCGCGGCAGTCATGTATGCCCCAGCATCCGCCTGAGCTATGGGCAGAGCACTTTGTATAGCGGCCCTCTGTGAATTACCGGCAGCTATGCTACTATTGCCTAGTCCTCTAGCGGAAGCCATGTCCATGCCAGATTGCCGGGCTAGCCTCATGTATTCACTATCCTGCCCTATTAGTCCATTAAGTTGCTGGGAAGTCAGCTCATTTCCCTGCACATTACGTACATAGGCATTGTTGCCTGAGGTACCTCCTGCATTGAATATACCAGTGGGAAGATTACCGTAAAGCCCCCTTCCCGTTGTAGTAGTGCCAGTAGAGGTACTACTGTAGCCGCCCGTTCCTCCTTGTGGGGTAGGAGAGGGCGGCATCATAGCAGGCCTACCCGCCGCTGTATTATATATAGATGGCATCAAACATCTCCTTTAGCTGGGGAATATTGAAGTAGCAGGGTTTGTAAACTGTGTGGAGGACTCACCACTCCTGCCCCCGTCGGGGGGTAGAACAGCTTTATATTAAAGCTTCTCCCTCTTGATCCCACGTCTGCTACATTCATGGTTGATGCAGGATCTTGTGATATATAGGTAGTAGGTGTGCGGGGCAGACTGATATCAACCGCCTGTCTAGTAGCAGCGCCCGGTTCTCCATAATCGTACCCTACACTAACCTTGAGGGGAGCGTACCCATGAGACAGCCCATGACAGGCAATCTTCATGAGCTTGTCTACCTCAAATGCATCTCCCAAAAAGTTCTCGTTCAATCTTATACTATGCTTAATTGGATGACCCATAAAACTCCAGCTTCTGTCAAACTCATAGGCATAGTAAACATTTTGTGCAGCAGCAGCATCTTCCTTAGGACTGTAGTGAGACATATGAATACGCTCCCTACCATACTTGTCGATAGCGGAGCTTCCGGCTAACGGAATAAACTTACCGTACACGCTAGACGAAGCTAATGTATCTGCTACAGTAGTTTTATCATATTGCTGTAAAGTAAACGCTGGGCTACGCTGTGCCCCCACTAGGGTCATAGTCAAGCACATACCGTCCTCAAAGAAGTATCTAATCTGATTCTTACTTCTTACTGGCAGGGCGAACATAAACCCAACTCCGCCCGATAGCCTGTTACTTTTTGTGCTCGAAAACGATTCACCGGTTACTGGTAGTGGGTTACGTGTTCTCTGTATTCTAGGTAGTATCCACGGAGTTATAGCCTCACTAAGTCTGATCCCCGCAAATCCACCATAAGCCGCCGTCTGAGACACTAAACTTATGCCGTTGTTAGAACAGTATAGTGGCTGTCCTATATCTAGCACGGAGTACTCAATAGCCCCCTCTGTTGACATGACAGTAGTCACAGAGTAGTTATCAATATTGGTGCCTGTGATCGTATTAACACTGCCTCGGCAGAACACTCCTAGGGCTGTGCCGCTCATTCTAACCAGACCAGTAACACTATCACCTAAGTCAATACTAACAGCTCCCAGTATCCCCGAGTAGTTTTCAGGATTTCCGTTAACGGATAGAGTTACATTACCTGCCCTATATCCCAATGCGAGTGCTGATTGATGGTATGCTATATGTCTAGGCTTATCTTCCGAAGGAGCCAGTCCCGTGTATATGGTTCTAAAATAAAACCCATCATACACGAAGGCCTGACCAGCACCACTAACTCCATAAATGGATTCCCATTCTTCATTACCATAGAAGTTGGATGTAATTAGTTGATATCTACTCTCGTTAGCTTGTAAATCTGCATACGTAGGTAGATAGTTGTAGGATGCATCCTCTTCTACAGTAGCTATAAGAGCACCGCCGCCACCAGCCGCTGTGCGTATCTGATCCGTGCCTGTTATATATTGTCTAGTAGCACTGCCCACTGGAACAATGTCAGCTACTTGCATGAAGCCTCTGGCATCGTTAGTTGTCCAATCTCCACTGGCTACGTAGTAGCTTGTAATAGATGCTTGCACGTCATCCGTGCCATTCCAGAAATAATAACTGGACACTGATTGCGTGTAATAGATCCTGAGTTCTACTTTGTCCAGAATAAAATTGGTGGACCCGCTACTGCCTAGCTGTCTTGGCGCGATGTTAAATCCAAAGCCATTTGCTAGATTGGTTCTGATATCAGACAGCCCCCAAGTATCGTACTGACCTCCTAGAGTTACGGAAGTAGAAGATACATAGGAGGTTACATTAGTCATGCTCCCAGTTTTGGATGTGCCTATCTCGCCCGAATTGTCAATGGGCTGCGCCAGCCAGTAAGGATTTCTGCTAACAGCGTTTACACCCGCTCCGTATATAATTAGCTCTACACCAGTGACCTGACTATCCGCGGGCAGGCCAGTAGCAGACGCAAAGTTCTTAACCTGCATATATGTAGCAGGAGTTTGTAAGCTGGAGGAGAAGCTCATGTACTTAGTGTCTTGGGCAGATAGAGCATCTAGCTCATCTGTTGGACCTCCGTTAGCTGTCCAGGGGCCACTAGCATAGTCTACAGCAAATCCGGGAATAGATAGAGAATTCAGGGGAACACTAACTGAGTTGCCCTGTCCTCTAGAGAATACAGTTGGAGGACCATTGCTTTGCCCCCCGGTGAAGGCAAAGGAGTATCCCAAGTTAACATCTTCCCACGCGCCAGTGCTAGTAGCTTTGAATAAGCCAGAAGTACTACCATTGCCAGCATAAGAAGTTATAGATAGGCAATTAGTGGCAACTCCTCCCCTAACTACTGTTTGTTGTCCCGCGGGAGCGGTCACGTTACTAGAGTTTCCGACCGTTATAGTGCCAGCAGCGTCTGCTGTACTCCATCCCCCAGAGGTGACAGTTACAGCTTTAACCTTAGTAGTGGAGCTAGCTGATGTATCAGTTAGAGTATCTCCTGGAAATACCTGAACACTTCCAGCTGTAAAGCTGTAGGATACATAATCCGATATAGCATACAAAGCATCCTTGTACCAGTGCAGGGCCGTTAAAGGACCATTTCTGTCTGTGCTTGCTAGACTATTAGGAGCCATCCTTACTCTATTGTCAGAGTAAAAAGAGGAGTTCATGCTGGCCGTGGAGGTAGCAGCTGTGGTGTCGTAGTAAATTAGTATATCCACTACAGTAGCAGATTCTGAGCTATCAGCGCCCTTTAATATAGTGGATGACAATTTCATGGCAAGAAATGCCCTGTAGTTAGTTATAGCAACTAAATACTTCTGCTGGGAGACCACAGAACTTACTACATGCCCGATTATCCCAGCGGATGTCTCCCCTATATCCATGTTATACAGGGCTTCTCCCGCAATGAGCCCAGTAATAATTCCTGCGTTGAAGGATATTTCAACTAAATTGGTATATACAAGGGAACTGTTATATCCCTTGTCGTCATAAATCTCGTACCCATTAATGCGAGAGTAGCCCAGTCTGTCCACTATCTCGTAATTGAGGCACTCAGAAAGAGTGCCTCTGTTTGTATCTAGAGCCTCGTCCACAAAGTCAAGGCCCCCCTGTAAGGGGAGCACAGCTTTTTGGTATTGATTCTCTGAGGGCATTAGTATAGTCTCTTAGGCTTTATGTGGAATTTTGGTCGATACTTAATCTGTAGACGTTGTAGCAAGTCTTTGTAATACCGTTCTGCGCGCCTAGCTACGGAAGGCTGCTCATCAAACTCGCCGTACATCCTGACAGCCAGCCACATAACCAAATCAGTAAAATCCGCTGGAAGCCCCTTAGGCTCATCGTCCCACTCCACCAGATTTTGTGGAGTCCGCGAGTAACTGAACTTGAGAGTCACTGGCCTATCGGGGTGTGGATA